AACATGGACGCAAAAAGATATTATGCAAGCATCGATTCTTCTTTCTATTCCACAAGAAGAAATTCAAAAATATTTTTTTAAGCAAAAAGTTCAAAAAATTTAACTAAAAGAAGGATGGAGAGAAATGAGATATTGTCCAAGATGTTTTACAGAGTTACCGCAGGAAGCAAATTACTGTCCGAAGTGTAGGGAGAGTTTGAAAAAAATTGAAGAAATGGATGTTGATACGCAATATCCTGGATTATGCAAAAGAATAATATATGGTTTTAAGGATAAAGCAATTCAATTATGAAAAGAGGAAAGTAATGCCAGGACATAATTATAATCATTTCACTGGGAAGACAAAGAACGGGGATTCAAGAAAGAATCGAAAAAAGAAGATTCGCAGGAAGAGAATACATGTAAACAAATATAAGAAGTAGGAGATTACCAATGAACAAACCAATCAGAGAACCATGCAGAACCTGCGAGTACTACAGATACTGTAGCTTAGAACGTAGAGGTATCTGCGCAGATTATAGAAAGAAAAAGGAAACAAGGACAAAGAGTAATACATAGATTTAGATGAGGTGATGAAATGGAATTTGTAAATTTTGACAAAGAAAAAGTGCTAAAAATCCTCATCGAACTACTAGCAGATCAGGAAGGCGCAGAAATCGAATTTACATTAGAAAAGACCGCGTAGGCGGTAGAAGGGAGGACAAGCTATATGAGTATCAAAGAAGCAAAAGCAAGAAGAGAATTCAAGGAAAATCTAGGAGCAACAGCATTAGTGATTTTTACATATGCACTCGAAGGCCTTATGGCTGGAGTAGGATTTGGGTTGGTAATTGGAATCGTAATTGGAATGTAGAAAGGAGGAAGAAACATGGAGCAGAGCAAGAGATTGACCAGTAAATGTGTAAATGGAATCAAAGAAGGGTATCGGACAACCTGTAAAAAGGACGAGCTCACACAGCGACTTGGTGAGTATGAAGACACTGGACTTTCACCAGAAGAAATTAAATCATTAAAATCAACCGAAAATCTTGATGAAGCGAAGTTCGGAGAGTTCCTGAATGAAATTAAAGAAGCATTGAAGGAATATGAAAAGAACTGCATTAATCCACCATCATACACAGGCAAGATGTGTTTCATCATGGAGATTCTGACTATTACAGCTGGAAATCCAATTGTAGAGTTCAGTTACACAGCAAGTCAGATTAAAAGAGCTTTAAATTTAGCTAAATAAAAAGAACGCCTAATATAGACCGGCAAGTCTTAGGCGCTCAACAAAATTATTCAATCAAATTATATCGAAATAAGGAGAAGACGTCAAATGATTAAATGTGATAAAGAAAAAATTAGTATTTCAGGACCTACAGTTGTTATCCTAGCAGAATGTTCAACAGTTATTGAAGCTGTAAAAGATATACTTGCAGAAAAGGTTGGAGAAGAACAGGCAAAGAAAGATATGCAAGTTGTATGGGAGACGGCATTTTTAAGCAATGAAGAGATTTCAGCTAAGAATAAAGAAATGGAAGCTGAGTTGCCACCTGAATTAGTAGCATTTGCAAATGCAATGATAAAAATTTTCGGGGGGGGGCAGCGCTAACCCTAGCAGCGTAGAGGAGGAAGAATAATGAGTGAAAGTATCAAAATTAATAAACTTGAAATAGAAAATGTCAAGCGTATTAAAGCAGTAAAGATTGAGCCATCAAGAAATGGTCTTACGATTGTTGGTGGGGATAATAATCAGGGTAAAACCTCTGTGTTAGATTCCATTGCATGGGCACTAGGCGGAGATAGATTTAAACCATCTCAAGCTCAGCGTGAGGGCTCAGTTATTCCACCAAACTTACATATTGTTCTGAGTAACGGGTTAGTTGTTGAACGAAAAGGGAAAAACAGCAGCTTAAAAGTAACGGATCCTTCAGGAAATAAAGCGGGTCAACAGTTATTGAATGAATTTGTAGAGCAGCTTGCGTTAGATCTTCCTAAATTTATGGAGAGTTCTGGAAAAGAAAAAGCTCAGATTCTTTTGAATATTATTGGTGTTGGTGAACAACTGGCTGAACTAGAAGTAAAAGAAAAGGAAATGTATAACAAACGTCTTACAATTGGTCAAATTGCTGATCAAAAGAAAAAGTTTGCTGAAGAACAAACATATTATCCTAATGCGCCAAAGGAACTAATCTCAGCCTCGGATTTGATTAAAGAGCAACAGTTGATTCTAGCTAGAAATGGTGAAAACCAGCGTAAACGTAATCAGGCAATTCAATTACATACGGAACGTAACAGATTAGCCCAAAAAGTCAATAATTTAAAAGATGAATTGGAAAGATACCAGCAAGAGCTTATTAGAGTTGATCATGATATGACAATTGCTTATAAGACTGCAGAAGAGCTTCAAGATGAGTCTACTGCAGAATTAGAAGCAAGTATTGCGAATATTGATGAGATTAATAGACAGGTACGAGCAAACCTTGATAAAGACAAAGCGGAAGAAGATGCAGCATATTACGTGAGACAATACAATCAGCTTACAGCTGATATTACAGATATTCGCAAGAAAAAGATTAATCTACTAGATTCAGCAGAATTGCCACTTCCAGAGTTATCAGTAAAAGATGGCGAACTGATATATAAAGGACAAAAGTGGGACAACATGTCAGGATCGGATCATCTAAAAGTTGCAACGGCTATTGTAAGAAAATTAAATCCAAAATGTGGTTTTGTTCTTTTAGATAAATTAGAACAAATGGATATGAAAACATTGAATGAGTTTGGAAAATGGCTTGAAAAAGAAGGGTTACAGGCAATTGCTACTAGAGTTTCCACAGGTGATGAATGCAGCATTATTATCGAAGATGGGTATGTAAAAGGAAGCGCAGATGCAATCACTCCAACAGAGACAAAGGTAGTTACGCCAACATGGAAAGCAGGTGAATTTTAATGCAGATTATCAGAGGAAAACAACCAGGAGCGAAGAAGACAGTAGTATATGGTCCAGAGGGCATTGGTAAGTCAACACTTGTATCAAAATTTCCAGATGCGATATTTATCGATACAGAAGGAAGCACAAAAGACATGGATGTTGCAAGAACGCAAGCGCCAAGCAGCTGGACAATGCTTATGGAGCAAGTTAGATACCTTATCAATAATCGTGTATGTAAGACAATCATTATTGATACTGCAGATTGGGCAGAAATTCTATGTACAAATCATGTATGTGATAAAAATCATAAGGAAAGCATTGAAGCATTTGGATATGGAAAAGGTTATATCTATGTGCAAGAAGAGTTTGGACGCCTTTTGAATTTATTAGAAGATGCTACAAAACAAGGAATCAATGTTGTTTTTACGGCACATGCAAAAATGCGTAAATTTGAGCAGCCTGATGAAATGGGAGCATATGATCGTTGGGAAATGAAGCTTAGTAAAAATGTTGCTCCATTAGTAAAAGAATGGGCAGACATGGTTCTGTTCTGTAATTACAAAACAATGGTTATTAATGTGGATGGACAAGGTGCTCAAAAAGGCAAGAACAAAGTACAAGGTGGCAGACGAGTTATGTACACTTCTCATCATCCATGTTGGGATGCAAAGAATCGCTACAATCTGCCAGAAGAATGTGAACTTGATTATAACGTGATTAAGCATATCATTGAAATTCCAGAAGAAAAAACTCAACAATCGGTTCCAAAGCAGGTATTAGCCTCTCAAATCCCAGATATGAATATTCCAGAACATGTGGATGAAGAGGTAGAATTTCATACTGAGACAGAGAAAAAAGCTAAGATACCGGAAGCGTTCAGATTACCAGATTCAATTCCATTTGCTTTAAGAGATTTGATGGAAGTGAATCTAGTATCTGAAGAAGAAATTCAAAAAGTTGTTGCGAGCAAAGGTTATTTCCCAGTAAATACACCAATTTCGAATTATCCTGAAGAATTTATTAATGGTGTTTTAGTTGGAGCATGGCCACAAGTATATAAATGTATCAAAGATCTTAGAGAGTCTTATGAGACTCCATTTAACTAAATTTAGGAGGTAAAGAAGAATGAATAATGAAGGTAGAGAATTAAATTGGGATGACGATATTACGAAAGATGGAGATGAGTATACTCTATTACCAGCAGGGGATTACAATTTTGTTGTAGACAGTTTTGAACGTGCAAGACATCCAGGAAGTGATAAACTTCCAGCATGTAATAAGGCTATTGTTAAATTACGTATCGAATCACAATTTGGAACAGTAATTATTAATCATAATCTTTTCTTACATACAAATACAGAAGGAATGTTGTCTGCATTCTTTTCAGCTATTGGTCAAAAGAAAAAAGGTGAAAAACTAAAGATGAATTGGGCAATGGTGCCTGGTTCTACTGGAAGAGTGGCTATAGAACCAAAAGAACACAAAGGAAATATGTATAACAACGTTAAAAAATTCTATCCAAAAGAGGAAAAACAATTCAAGGCAGGTGAGTTCTAATGGAACTCAGACCATATCAGCAAGAGGCAAAGGACTCCATCTTTCAACAATGGGAAGATGGAATTCAAAACACATTACTTGTATTGCCTACTGGATGTGGCAAAACTATTGTTTTTGCTAAGGTCGCAGAAGAGTGCGTAAGACGTGGGCATAGAGTGTTGATATTAGCACATCGAGGAGAACTGCTCGATCAGGCTGCAGATAAGATAGGTAATTCTACCGGACTTGGATGTGCAACTGAAAAAGCAGAGCAATCATGTCTTGGTAGCTGGTTTCGAATTGTAGTGGGCTCTGTTCAAAGCATGATGAGAGAGAAACGTTTAAGTCAGTTTTCAGAAGATTATTTCAATACGATTATCATTGATGAGGCGCATCACTGTATCTCAGATAGTTATCAAAAAGTATTACAACATTTTCCAAATGCTAATGTGCTAGGTGTAACAGCTACTCCAGACAGAGGAGATATGAAAAATTTGGGTAGTTTCTTTGAAAGTTTAGCATATGAATACACTCTTCCAAAAGCGATTAAAGAGGGCTATTTATCGCCTATAAAAGCAGTGACGATTCCACTTCAGGTTGATTTGACTGGAGTTGGAATGCAATCAGGAGATTTTAAAGCAGGAGATTTGGGAACCGCATTGGATCCTTATTTGCATAATATTGCAGCGGAAATGAAAAAGTATTGTCAAGGTAGAAAAACAGTTGTGTTTTTGCCATTAATTAAGACAAGTCAGAAATTCAGGGATATTTTAAATCAAAATGGCTTTCGTGCTGCAGAAGTCAATGGAGACAGTCAAGATCGTGCAGAAATTTTACAAAGTTACAATGATGGAGAATACGATGTGCTATGTAATTCTATGCTTCTTACAGAAGGGTGGGATTGTCCTTCTGTAGATTGTGTAGTTGTTCTTAGACCAACAAAAGTACGTAGTTTGTATTGCCAAATGGTGGGACGTGGGACAAGACTTTCACAAGGGAAAGATCATCTTCTTTTATTAGATTTTTTATGGCACACAGAACGTCATGAGCTTTGTCATCCAGCACATTTGATATGCGAAAGTGAAGAAGTGGCAAAGAAGATGACAGAGAACTTAGAAAGTGCAGCGTATCCGATTGACATTGAAGAAGCAGAGAGAACAGCTGCTGAAGATGTTGTGGCACAAAGAGAAGAAGCATTGGCCAAACAACTAGAAGAAATGAAGCGAAGAAAAAGAAAACTGGTGGATCCTTTACAATTTGAAATGAGTATTCAGGCAGAGGATTTAGCAGGATATGTACCAGCATTTGGTTGGGAAATGGCA